TGATGAAGGCTGTAGAATAATAACTATTGTCTGTAGAGACTATAAGGAAAGAGTAGATGATGTACTTAGTATATCTAGAAAAGGACATCTTGTTGCACCTAGACACTGGTGTATGTTTTTGTTAAGAAAACTTACAGGTATGACCTTCAAGAAGATAGCTACATACTTTGCTTCTGTAGATCATTCTACTATTGTCTATGCTGTACAAAAGATAGAGGGTAGAATAGATGTATACCCTGCCTACAAAAATAAATACGAACATTACCTAAATCTATTAGAATGACTAGAGATGAAAGACAAAAGCAGTCTTTAAATGCTTGGACCGTACAAGGTTATCAAGGGTGCTTACAGGCTGTAACAGGTTTTGGTAAGACTCGAATAGCTATGATGGCAATCAAAGGCTTGAAGAAGAAAGGCCTAATAGATACAGCTACTGTTACTGTACCTACTATAGTATTGAAAGATCAGTGGACAGAAGAACTACAAAAGTTTGGAATCAAAGATTTTACTACTGTAGTGGTAAACAATACAGCAGCTATGAGACCTGAAGAATACGCATGTGACCTTCTCATTTGTGATGAGGTACATACTGTTCCGACGGATACTAGAGATGTTATACTAGACATAAAGCACAAATACTTTCTAGGTCTTAGTGCTACTATCGAAAGAACAGATGGTAGGCATCAAGAAATACTAGATAGGTATCCTGTGTTTGATGAGGTTAAGTTCGACGAGTGTGTAAAGAATGGATGGATTAGCCCATACAAGATTTACAATGTACCTGTTGAAATGCCTGCTGATCTTATGGCTGAGTATGGCAAGGCTGATAGACAGTTCAGAGGAATAGCTATGAAGCTTAGTCAGCATGGTCCCTCGATGACTGTAGCCAACACCTGGAGGATACACGGCGACGGTAAACAAAGGCAGCTCAGTGCTCTGTATTACAAGCATATGAATGCTAGAAAAAAGCTATGTATCAACAACCCAAATAAGATAGAAATTGTAAAAAATATTGTATCTTTATGCCCCGACAGATACGGGATAATCTTCTCGCAATCAATCGGTTTCGCCGATGAGATCACTGAATCCATCGGAGAAGAAGCTGTAACATTTCACAGTAAGTTAGGAAAGAAAAAGCAGAAAGAGATCCTTGAGAACTTCATGGATCAGGACTCTTCTACTCGTGTTATTTCCTCCGTCCAAGCTTTGGATGCGGGCTTTGACTTTGTAGATCTTTCTCTTGCTGTTGTGGCTGCTGGCTATAGTAGTAAGCTTACCAATATACAACGGACAGGTCGTACTGTTCGTGCTAAGGAAGGTAAGGATGCTATCATAGTTAATCTATATAGCGAGGGAACACAAGAGAAACGCTGGTTAGAGCAGAGGCAGAAGGACGATAAAAATGTTACTTACTTGAAGACAGAAGAGCTATATGAGATATGCAATAGAATTTCCGCAAAAGAAACTGTTGAGTCCGAATGAGCAAGTATACCTGCAGTTACTACAGGAGAAAGCTTATGATAAACTACAAGAGTTTGACTACCCTATTGATCTAACACGTATGGTAGAGGCTGGGGTCATCATGAATACTAGTGATGATCCCAGCAAGATTATCTTATCTACTAAGGATAAGTCCAATGTAAAAGACATTGAGTCTTGGATAGACGATTATCGTAAACTATTTAGGAACAAAAAGTCTGGTGCAATGGGCTCTAGAAAAGCCTGTGTGTTTAAGATGAAGAAGTTTATAGAAGAATATCCAACTTATGCTAGTGTAGACTTGATACTAGGGGCAACCCAAAGGTATATCAATAGCGAGAGTCGTAACAACTACACATATCTGCAGAGAGCAGACTATGTGATAAGTAAGAAGGATGTAGACTCTGTGAACTCTAGGCTTGCTACATTCTGTGAAGAGGTAGCTGAGTTAGAAGACAAACAAGAGAAGTTTAACCCTGCTGGAAGGCAGACAATCTAGATTATTATGGCAGAGTTACACGAAACTCTTATGGGCAGAAAGCTCATAGAGGGTGACGTTCCTCGTATGATAACAGCTTTAGAAAGAATAGCCAACGCGTTAGAGAATAACGCTAAGACTGAACTAGCTAAAGCTTTTCTTACGGAGATGACAGAAAGCGATATAGATATATCCGATGGAGAAGTATTGGACATAGTCTATGAATTATTATTAACCGGTAAACAAAAAGAATAATGGGATGGATGAAGGAAGTATGGAGACTAATGCATGAAGAGCAGAGGTCTTATGATGAAGCTATTGACATTGTTGCTGCAGAAAGACAGCAGCGAGAACTAGAGTATCAAGAACTACAGATGTCAAAGCATGAGCGATATCCAGAAAACTAAAGATCGCTTTTGGAAAGAGGTTGAACGAGGTAAGCAAGGCCTGAATGAGGGTCTGCCTATGGGGTTCAATCGTCTGACTAAAGTTATTTGCAATGTTCAGAGAGGTCGCTATGATCTATGGGGCGGAGGTACTGGTACTGGTAAATCTTCTGCTGTCCTAGATGCATATGTGATTAACCCTATTGAGTACATGTTGTCTAACGAACAACCACTGAAGCTTAGAGTAAAGTATTACAACCTAGAGATGGCGACTATGCCTCTTATGGCTAAGCTAATGGCTCGTAGAGTTTTCGAACAGTCTGAAGGTAAGTATCTACTTAGCGTAAATAAAATCTTTGGTCGAGGCAACTATAGACTATCTGCAGAAGAAGATAGACTACTAGGAGAAGCTCAAGATTACTTTGACATGTTGACTCAGCATGTTGAGTTTGTGGATGGATCTGTAAGTCCTTTGTTTGTTTACAAAGACTTGCTTAAACTAGCTAATGAGATTGGTACTGTTACTAAACAACAGAATGGTCACTGGGATTTTGTTCAACATGATCCTAACCTTATCGTTGTAGTAGTGATAGACCACGTAGGTTTGATTACACCTAACAAAGATCATGGAGGAAATAAGAAGAAAGCTATTGACGATTTATCGGAGATGCTTATTAAGTTCCGTAACAGATGTGGCTTTTCTCCTGTTGTGGTTAGTCAGTTCAACAGATCTATCGAGGGTATGGATAGAAAATCTAATTCGCACCCTGACCCTCAGTTATCAGATTTCAAAGACAGTGGTAACCCAGCGCAAGATGCTGATACTGTTGTTGCTTTGTTCAATCCTATTCGTCATAGGCTTGCTAATCACAATGGCTATGATATGAATACCTTCGGTTCTTTCTACAGAGGTATCTCTGTCCTTAAGAATCGAGACGGTATAGACAATGTCGATATAGCCATGGGCTTTATTGGCGCAGTCGGTAAACTAAAAGAGCTACCAACTGCAGACGAGTTAAAAGCAAGACCTGATCTTGTGAAAAAAGTTCTAAACTATTTTAATATAAATACATAATGGCTACACTAGTGTATGTTGTAGGTAGATCTGGCTCCGGCAAGTCTACTTCTATTTGTCCTATTGATCAAGTAGGTATCAAGGGTCTTGACCCTAAGTCTACTGTGATTGTTAATACGGACCAAAAGCCTTTACCTGCTCCTGGGTTTACAAAAATGTATGGAGAGGATAAAGGTAACTATTACAAAACCAATGATACCTTGGCGGTTATCGAGAACATCTTGAAGCCGTGTCATAAGAAGGAGAATGTTAAGAGTATTGTTATCGATACTTGGTCTCGTCTTCAGACTGACACTGTGATGTCTACTCGTTTCCGCAAACGTTCTGGTTTTGATAAGTGGGCAGAGTTTGCTGGTGCTCAGTACGATCTACTGAACATTGTAAACGATAAGCTTAGAGATGATATCATTGTCTACCTCTTTGCTCACCCAGAGACTACCTTTGATGAGGATGGTTTCCCTCAAGAACGTATTGCTGTTCAAGGTCAACAACTTAAGAAGTTTGTCCCTGAGTCTTTCAGTTCTATTGTTCTATATGCTGAGCCTTCTAAGATGGCTGGGCAAGGAATCAAGTTTGGGTTCCGTACTATTAACAGTGGTGCAGACACCTGCAAAAGTCCTATTGGATTATTCGAAGACGACTTTATCGCCAATGACCTTGGTCTAGTTGATGAGTCTATTCGTACATACTATAACCTCTAATAAATTAAATAATGGAGTTTTCATTTGGAATCCCTTCGCAGCGGGGAAAATCAACAGCTGCAACTAATTTTTGTACAGGTACTCCAGCTCTTGTAGTACTTAAGAATGCTGGTCCTCGTACTAGCAAAGTAATGGTTCTTAATGCTGAAGCATGTGAGTCCCTTGGTTTGGAAGACGGAGGCAGTATTGCTTTTGACTTTACTAAGTCTTCTCCAGTTGTAGTTAATACTACTGGTATGGAACTACCTAAGGGTCAGGCTTACACTGTCAAGTCTAAGAAAGAATATGGCGGTCTGACTATGAGAGACAGCAAGCTATGGGCTTACTTTGTAAAGACATACAACTTAGATGAAACTGCTGATAGCAACTTTATCTTTGGAGATATGCTAAGCAATGATCCTAAAGCTATCCAAGTTAGTTTGGAAGAAAAGGCTAATGAAGATCAGCTTTCTATTTTAGACATCCCTCAAGAAGCTTTGTACTCTTCTAACGGAGATACTCAAACTAATGAGTCGGATGTATCTTATACATCTAATAATTATTAATCCTTAAATTTTAACAAGAATGGCTAAGACATTCAATCTTAACGACGCATCTTATGATGCAGGTTCAAATTCAGCAATCTTTAACAATGGAGTTGCTGGTGTAGTTGATAACTGTAAGGCTCGACTAGAGCGTACAAAGCAGGACGATAAAGAGAATCCTAATGCTCCTGATTACAAGATCTTCTTTGCTGATTCAGCCGGAGCAGAAGTAAACATGGCCTTCTGGTATCCAAAAGAGGATGACTCTGACGAGAATATTATTCGTTTCTTGAAAAAGCTTAAGCATATTGCCCACTGTTTCTGTGGTGCTGATGCTCAGCTTCCTTCAGGTAATCCGAAAGCTATCCTTGACGGAGTTATGAAGATGGTCAAAGACACTGGACTAGCAATGCCAGTTCGTGTAATGACTAACTACGGTACTAATGGTTACGAGAAGCGCTACCTAAGTGTTCGTAACTTTGTGCCGTTTATCGAGCCAATGAGCGTTCTTAAAGATGATACTAGACTACGTAATAGTAACATCGAAAACTTCCAACGCCCTGCTGCTGAAGAGACATCTGGTGCTGTAGCTACGTCTACTACATCAGATGACGACGATTGGGATTAATCAAAATAGAGCCTTATCTTAGGCTCTTTTTTTGTCTCAATGGAATTTGATCTAAACAGTAGTCTGTATGATCCTATAGTATATAAAGAAGATATTCTCCGACATGTTGGAGAGTATGACATTCTTAAATACTATTTTCCAAAACTTCAGCTAGATGTAGCAAATAAATCACCACTTAGAGAAGACTCTGTCCCGTCGTTCGGCGTAACGATGAGGACAGGGTTTCTTTATTGGAGAGACTTTGCTAGTGGCGAGTATGGTAACATTTGGTCCCTTGTAGCTCAGTCTATGGGGACCGATTTTACCGGAGCTTTACAAGTGATAGCTAGAGATTTTGGAATCAGACAAGGCGCTGATTTCAAAAAGATTGCAACTTCCATCAAAAGAGTACCTGTTCCAGAAAAAAAGCAGGTAGAGATTGGAATAAGAACTCGTAAATGGAAGCCTCGTGATAAAGATTTTTGGACGCAATTCGGAATTAATAAACCAACGCTTGAAAGATATTTGGTTTCTCCTATTGATTTTATGTTTTTCAATGGTCATCCTGTTAAGGCGGACCATTGTTCGTATGTTTACCGTGAACTCAAAGACAAAGTCTTGACCTTCAAGATTTATCAGCCTTTTAGTGAAGAACGAAAATGGATAAGTAATAACAACCAATCCGTATGGGAGGGTTGGTCTCAGCTCCCTGAGACAGGTGATCATTTGATCATCACATCATCTAGAAAAGATACAATGAGTATCGTAAATGTTGCAGGTATGAATGCTGTAGCCCTACAAGGCGAAGCTATGAAACCTAAGCAACATGTCGTTCAACAATTAAAAGATAGGTTTGATAAAGTCTATGTCCTATACGACAATGACTTTGATAATCCTAATAACCCTGGTAGAACTTTAGGTAAAAAGATAGCGTCTGAGTTTAATCTAACTCAGATTGAAATACCTGACAACTACAAGTCTAAGGATTTCAGTGATCTGATTAAAACACACGGTAAGTATAATGCTAATAGTGTTTTACAAAAGTTACTGATATGAAACTACAATCCTCGTCAGCTGCAGTGGACGTAAAGACGAACATGCAGATGACATCTATTAAAGCGGAACTAGCGCAAGATAAACTCCACAAGATGTGGGACTTGCTACAGTCTCCGTACAGAGATCCTATTGCCTCTTTGATTAGAGAGTATGTAAGCAACTGCTTCGACTCTCACATAGAAGCTGGGGTCAACACTCCTGTTTATGTTACTTTAGAAGAAGATCAGTCTGGTTGGTACTGGGCTTGTGAAGATTTCGGTGTAGGTCTATCGGAAGATAGGTGCAAGAATATCTTCATGAAGTATTTGACTTCTACTAAAGAAGAAACTAATGATCAGATCGGTGCCTTTGGTATGGGCTCTAAGTCTGGTCTTGGTTATACTGATGTTGTGCACATCCGTACTAGGTTCGATGGAACAGAGTACAGATACATGTTGCACAAAACTACTGATGCTCCTACCCTTGCTCTTATGGATTTCTATCCTACAGACAAGCGTAATGGTACTCAGATTAAAATCTACCTGAAAGACAACTGGGATGAGCAGGATAAGTTTGTTCGTAAGACTGAACAACAGCTGACTTACTTCGACAATGTGCACTATGGCGGTAAGCTTGACTCACTAAACGAAGACTTTGTTGTATACAAGGGCAGAAACTTTCAAGTAAAGCCTAGCTGTACTTTGAAGGCTATGCATCTTGTTATCGGCAATGTAGCTTATCCTATTAACTGGGAAGCGATAGGTAAGACTGAGATAGACATACCTATAGCACTTATATTTGAGATTGGGGATCTACCTGTAATCTTTACTCGTGAAGATATTCGTTACACTGATGATGCTGTTAGTAAGATTAGAAATAAGATTGCTGCAGCAGAGAAAGAGCTCATAGACCTGGCTACTCCTAAGACTAAGGAGATAGATGATCTACAAGCGTATATCGATGCTAAGACTGGTAATGTTCAAGTAAGGTTTAGCGACTCTTACTCTTTGGTGTTACCCGAGTTCTTAGCAAATCAGGTAGATATTTCTGGAATTACTTATGGGCCTAACCCTTATCTGAGTAGTAAGTGTTTGAAGAAAGAGTATTATAGTTCTACTGTTATAGGCTCCATGTTTGCTAGAGTTGTGTCCAATCTTAGAAGGCTTCAGAATGGTAGGAACATATCTTGCAACTGGTACAATGTGGCTGACAGGTATCGTAAGACTACTACTACAAGTCGTCATCAACATACGAAGAGAATCCTTATGGATGAGCCCTCTGATCCTAGAAAGAACAGATGGATCTCTCAGTTTATATCACCCTATGCAGATTTATTTGTAGACAACCGTGATCAGTTAAAGCTTGCTGACTACAAGTATATGTTACAACTCAAAGCTGTTCCTAAGGCAACTTGGAGACAACAGATACAGTGGCATCAGAAGTGGGCAGAGGAGAACTTTGAGTTGTTCTTTGACTACAAGTATTCTGAGATCGAAGTACCTGATGACTTTGAGAAGAAGGCTAAGGCTAGTATTTCTCGTGTAGTTGTAGGATCTGGTGAGATCAGATACAAGAACTATCGTGAGACTGAGACTACTAGCTGGGGCCAGCTTGAAAACATACATGTTACTGCTGACCTTGAAAAGAGTAAGATAGATGAGCTCAAGTCTAAGCATCTTGTAATATGGTCTACTAGAAGTGACGATCTTGCTCTTAAGTGTACCTATAGGATGCTCCAAAACTTTCATGCTAGGGCTGGAATAAAGCTCATCTCGGTAGCTAAAAAAGATGCTGAGGTCATGGAGATCTTGGAGGAACAGAATGAGAATATCATCAGCCTAAATAACTGGTATTTATCTGAAAATGAGATACTTGAATCCTTTGTTTTCTTCAGTAAATTTGGTAAATTAGTGGATCTGTGGAATATCCATTCTGTCTTCAGGAAGCCTAGTGAGATTCCGTATCATCAACATGCTAAATATTCTAGAGACTATATGAGGAGGTTGCCGAAAGAGTTCATAGATCACTTACTTAAGATCTTTGAACTTCAAGGTAAGGAACTGAAGATGGATAAGTTTCCAGCTCTTAGGTCTTGGTACAAGGATCATGTTATTTTGGAGAATACATGTAATAGACTAGGAGCACATAATACTGATGCTAAAGTAATCATTGCATGTAGGATGTTTCCAAATCGCCCTGTGGCTCTTAAGTATCGTAAAATTAAATCTTATTTATTAATCAATAATCTGTAATACTATGCAGTATTTTAGAAGTGGCAATACTTTGATTGCCGTCGTGGAAGGGACTACCTTCCAAAAGACTTTCACCAATGGTGAAGAAACTGAATCTGCTCTTAGCAAATTACAGGACTCTGAGGATCTAAACTTGGTAGAAGTAGCTGAAATATTCAGCTACTCTGCTGAGTCTCAAATCTCTCAGGCTCTTGAATTACATGCTAAGGTCGAAGAAGAACGAGACATTATAGAACTTATGACAGACATTCGTCAGAATGGTCATGAGTATCTAGAAGTCAAAGGCAACCGTGTCTATGCTAGAGGTATAGATATAGCAATGCCTGAAACTGTAGTACGAGAGTTTATGGCTCGTAAGGGTAATGAGAAAGATACTTCTGCTTTGATGAAGTTCTGGAGCCTTGCTTGTCTTAACCCTAATCCAGATACCAGAGATCGTTTGTTCGAGTTCTGCGATAAGCATGGTATCAAGCTAACCGATAAAGGTTACTTGGTTGTTTATCGTAACGCTGACAAGAAAGATGCTATGGTAAGTGACATCAACCTTCATGACTTTATCTATGCATCTCTACCTGTATGGAAAGGTATGGGTCTTGATATCAGCAACATGAATATCTCTCGTAATTACGATGGTAAGTTCGAGGTTCATGATGAGGATACGGGATACTCTGAAGGCGGTACAGATGGCGGTTCCTTTATTGGTAACGTTGCTGAGCTTGTAGATGTCTTTGAGAACAGTGGTCAAAAGGTTGTATACACTGACCATTACTCTCGTCGTACTCATATTGAGTTTGGTAAGCCTGTAAGTTTACCTGAGTCTCAGATCGATAGCAACCCTCGTAATGAGTGTTCTAGAGGTCTACATGTAGCTGGTGAGAACTGGTTGACTAAGAACTACTTTGGTAATTCTGGTTTGATCTGTCTTGTTAACCCAATGAATGTTCGTGCTATTCCTTATGCTGACCGTGGTAAAATGCGTGTCAAAGAATACATGGCTGTTGGTGTAGCTAAGTATGACGATCAAGGAAAGATCATTGGTGTACCAACCAGAACTTTCGAACATGATTATCAGACTATCACTGCTAGCGAGATTGCGGCAATGTTAAAGAATATAAACACTACTGAATGTTCCGATGAATACCTAATTCCTACCGAGATTACCGAATCTAGTATTCAATCTATCTTCAATAATATTATTGAGATTGATCCGGAGGAGTTGATGGGACGCACCGATGGTAGAGTTTATAGTCTGTATGGCTCGGAAGAAAACTAAAATCGTTCTTCCTAAGTTTCCTTCTCACGTAAAGATTTCTAAGACTAAAAGCATGAAGCTTGGTTACAACAAGATTTATGCGGGCATTAATCATTTCGTTCGAGAGAAGACTATTCGACAGATTCATGATTTTGTAGATGCACATATACCTACAGGGCTGGAAGTTCCGGCTCCTGTGGGTACGCATCTGCGAATCTATGTCCCAATTAATTATGGATCTGTTAGAATGGTTAAAGGAAACATTACTTGGAAACCTCCCCATGATAGGTATAAACCTAACTGGGATCTTGACAACCTTGCGTTCATATGGTTAAAGTCTTTGAACGACGGTCTAGTCAAGGCAGGTGTACTACCTGATGATACTGTAGAGTATCTCAATAGTACGGCGTACTCTGTTCACTATGTTAAGAATTTTGAGCAGAGAAAATTAGTTTATGAAATAAAATACAACACTGATGAGTGATTATAGAAAGATAGACGCGGTTAATCAATCCCGCCTAAAGAAGATACTTGTACATCCTAAGTTGTACATGCATCAAGAAGAAAGAGAGGAGAAGTCCTATTTTACTTTTGGTCAGTTTGTAGAGGATGTCTTGTTAATGAGTCCTGAAGAAATAGATGATAAGTATATTATCTGCGATGTTGATATGCCTACAGATAAAGTCAAGGAGGTTGTTGAAGCACTGTATGCCGCTAGAGGAGTTGCTGACTTTGATAGTATTGAAGCTACACTTGTAGATGAGATACGTATGGAAGCAGGCTACCAGACTAAGTGGAAAGCAGAGACTGCCTACAATAAACTTAAGGCATTGGGCTCTGACTATCTAGACTTTATTGCGTCTACTGGAGATAGAATTATTATCTCTCAGGAAGACTATGATAAAGCTCAGTCTCTTGCAATCATGGTTGAATCAAACCCTAGTATGGTTAAGTATCTGTCTAAGGATAATAAGTTCAAACATGTTGTTACCTTTCTTTATAAAGGGTTTAACTGTAAGGGTGAGATAGATATTGTACATATTGATCATGAGGCTAAGACAATGCGGGTAGTCGATATTAAAACTACTAGCCAGTTTCTAGGCTTCAAGAGTTCAATACTTAGGTATCGTTATGACTTTCAGCTAGCTTTCTACACGATAGCTTTGATGGAAGAGTGCTTACCTGGTTATACTGTACTAGACCCTCAGCTTCTTGTTCTCGATTCAAACACATTCTTTTCTCCTGAAGTTTATACGATTCCAACTAATTTCGATTCTTTTGAGGTTAATGGTAGAACTTACAAAGGTGTAAGCGATGCTTTTGACCTTCTTGCTTATCATACAACACATGATAAGTGGGATCATAGTATGGATTATATAGAAGCAGGAGAAACCCATGAGTTCGAAATATAGTAATATAAATACTTGTAGTGTATTTCTTCTTCCAATGTTAGAAATACCTGCCGAAGTGTTTAAGAATAGACTTATCAATGCTTATATGTACGACGAAGACGTAATGAAGTATAAGAAGGATCATCTATTTATTATACATAGTAACAAGCAGGATAATCATTTTAATGTATTTGAAAAGTACTTAGAAGACAGAGACAACTTTGTAAACAGCTACGACATAGTAGATACTTTCTTTGGTGTTAAAGTCTTTAGTATTAATGAAAAATATAAGAATGCTTATGAAGCTTTTAAGCAGGGTAAATACTCTTCGTTTGATCTTATCTCCAAAGGATCTTGTTTTAAGTTTGGAGTTATGGAAGATAACAGAGTACTACACCATGTATTTAAAAAGAGTGATAAACTAAGAGAGTTAAAAGAAAAAAATCTTGGTATTAGCCTATCTAAAGAGCAGGAGTTATGGTCTATCTGGAATCCCAGATATGATATAATAACTCCAGACTTGAAGGATTATTTACGGGCTAAGAGCAAGGCTACTTCTTTATCTCCTAATAAAATGTTTAATGAATGAAAACTGAGTTTTGGAATAAACAACTCGGAGATGGATGGTCAGCTGCTTTAGCTGACCTTCTTTCTTCTGAGTATGCTGATAAGCTTGTTAATAAGATTAAGAGCGAGTCGGCCCAGAAAACTATCTACCCAAGTAAGAAGAATATTTTCCGTGCTTTTAGAGAAACCCCTTGGGAAGATCTAAGAGTAGTAATACTAGGTCAGGACCCGTACCACGATGGTTCTGCTACAGGTCTAGCGTTTGCTAATACCTGGAGTCCTAGTAATGTAAAAGTAAGTCCATCTTTAAAAAAGATAGAGGACTATCATCATAGTGGTGCTATTGGCCATTCTCACTTTGTGCTTGATCTGTCTATGAAGTCTTGGGCTGAGCAAGGAGTGCTTATGCTTAATACAGCTCTGACTGTAGAGAGAGGACGAGCTGGTTCTCATACAAAGTATTGGAAGAAGTTTACTGAAGGTGTGTTGAAGACTATAGCTGAGCACAGACCTGATTGCATCTTTATGCTATGGGGTGGACATGCTAAAGCGTACAAGCCTTTGATAAAGAACTGCAATGTTCTTGAGTTTGTGCATCCAGCATATGCTAGCTATAAGAAAATAGATTGGAAATGTCCAAACTTTGACCAAGCTAATTCTATATTAGAGAAGTCAAATGGTGGAGAATACCGCATTTTATGGTAACTTTGTAGTCTATGGCTAAGAAGAAATTTAAAGATACAAAGCTAGGTAAGTGGCTAAAAGACAAAGCTCCAGATATTTTAGATACTGTTGGAGACTTTTTGCCAGAGGCAGGTGCACTTGGAATAGTCAAAAAGATTATTGACAAGACTCCTGACCTGAGTTCTGAAGACAGAGCTGCTGCCCAATCTATGGTAAAAGAGATGTATGAGCTAGAAGTAGCTGATAGAGACTCTGCCCGTATGAGAGAGGTAGAAGTTAAGAAAGCAGGCAAGCAAGACTGGATGATGTTTATTACAGGTCTTATAGGCCTAGCATCTTTTGTATTTCTAATTTATGCTGTGGTATATGTAGAAGGCGTTACTGATAATGACCTATTTGTTCACCTTATGGGTATGATCGAAGGAGTTGTTATCGGTAACATCTTTGCTTACTATTATGGAACAAGTGCTCAAGATCGTAGATAACAATGTTAGGATTAGGCAAACTATTAACTCTCGAAAAACTTATAGAGAGATTTACAAACACTAAGTCGGTCACCTTTAATGGAACTAACCAAGGGATAGACACAGGTTATGGTGTAGATGCCGCTGTAAGAGGGTCTTTTACTTTTAGCATGTGGGTTAAACCTGCCGATGGTATACCTACAGCGACTAGTACCTTTCTTGGTAGTTTACCATCTTTTTCACCGATTTTTCTCATATCCATAACTACAGGTAATACTGGCAAATTAACTTTTCAGTTTGCTATTGGTGGCGATACCCATACTGAAGCCTCAACTTCTACAATATTTGCTGACGGACCCGCTAGTAGTTGGACACATATAGCATTTGTTTGGACAAGAGTTGGAGATAGTGATGCTGGTACAGTTGATATTTATGTAAATGGTTCAGCAATAGCTACTCAAACTGTTCTTGGTAATGGCGGAATAACGGGATCTGAACAAGATGGTGCTGATTTTGGTGCTAGTGGACAGTTTAATATAGGATATATGGATACAACTAACACATCTCCAACTGCTTTTTACGGTGGAGAAATGGATGAATTTGCTTTCTTTAGAGAAGCTCTTTCCGCAAGTGGTATTAGTGAGATTTATAATAGCGGAGTTCCTACTGATTTGACTCTAGGTGGGTCCAACTTCTCTGCTACTAACCTAGAACTTTATTATAGATTTGAGGATGACTTTACAGATACTACTGGAACTAGTGACGGTACTGGTGTAAACTCTCCTACATTCACAACTGATGTACCTGAATAATGGATAATTATATTATACTAACAGAATCAGAGTTTCATTCTGTTGATGCTATAGAAAGAGTAAAAGGACTTGCTGCAATAAGCACTGATGGTAGAGTTGATAAGAATATACTCATGTGTTTTGAAACTGTACCTGCAGAGTTTAGCTCTAAGACAGTGTACAATAGAACAGAGATTGACGTAATGCTAAGAGATACCTCTGGAGAGTTTTATACCCCAAACTATTAAATATGAAGCATTTAAAGAAAGGATACATCTTTAACGGTAAGCCCGTTAAGAATACTCAGATAGATACTGATGATATGAGTCAACGTATGACTGACGCAGCTGATGCAAAGTCTACTAGGCCCAGACTGTTGATTAAGAGAGACGAGGAAGAGGACTTATTTTAGTCCTCTTTTTTATCTATACCTAATGCCTTGTCGTAGATGTCTCCTCTAGAAAATACGCTGTAGTCATCTTCAACCTTCTTACCTGTTGCTAGATCTGCAGTTATGTTACGGTAAATTTTATCTACTCCGATTGCGCCTGGAATAACTTTTAAAGCATCTCTTCCTATCCAGTTCCAACCTTCATAAATACCAGACTGAATTTCCATTGGTCTGTCATCAAAGATTCTTCCAATAGAATCAAATAGTCTAGTTCCTTTTTCCTGCAAGTAATACGCAGGTATAGGATTATCTACAAGACGGCTAGCTTCTAGTGGGTTTACATAGAACCCAAGGTCGTTTTCAAATCTCTTTAGCATATTTAGTGCAAAGATTACTGCTCCTTTCTGTGCAGTAAGTTCATCCTCATCGTCTAGTGCAGAGTTAGCCCAGAGTATTAATAACTTACTCATTAGAGAAATTGTAAGATATGCTATCCATTCAGTGTATGCTGCGGCAATGTTTTCTGCATCTACTTTTTCATACTCATCCTGTAGCTTTTCCTTCATGATCTTATTGAACTTGAAAGGGTTTCTAAGGAAAGATGAAGCAAATGTCTTAGTAGTAGACAGGGTATTTCTTAAAGTAGTACCTGCCTTATTTTTCATAGACACCTCTTTTTTCTTTTTCTGATCTTTAGTACGAGCAAAGATTACCGGAGGAATAAGCGCATTAAAGAATGGCATTACTCCCATTGGTACAGCTGAGCGATAGCGGCCTTTAGTTGTGTAACCTCCAATACCATCATAGCGTTCAATATCAAATCTATCAGCTACAGTTCTATACATCCAAGTTCTATACTGGGATAGAGCCCTACCCAGTAGATTATTCTTGAACATGATTTTATTCTCATAGTCACCATGAGTTCTGTGGATTACATTCTTGACGTAGACAATAAACTGTAATTCCTCAAAGTCTCTAAAGTTATCTCCGCCATAAATTTTATACTGAGTAACATCATCTATAGATAGGTCTGAGTTATTGTAGACTTCTAGAAGATTAGTTTCAGTACCATCTTTCATAATGACTTTAGTAGAAAGCATTATGGCTGCCATCTGAGTAGCTTGGTTTATGTACTCAGTCTTCTCCATCATTACGTAAGCTCTTTCTTCCAGACTCTTACCAGACTTAACTCTTCCAAAGATATTTTTCTTACCAAACTTTCTATAGTTGGTTTGTGGTCTCTGCTCTACAGGTGGAGTACCAATGGCGTACTTTTTAGAAAGTTCAGTAATTGTATTCTTTGTAGCTACTCTATCCCCTGAATATGTTTCAGGTGATGTAGATACAGAGCCCATAGTCATTGCATACGATCTTTGTAGGTTACGAACATTGTAATCTCTTCCCCTACCTGCTTCAATCATATTGGCTATATATCCGAACCCAGTGTTAGCAACGGCTGACGGCACGGAAAAACCAATACCAAGTGCTTGTGTTAATCTTAACAAGCCGTCTGCAGCTTTCGTTGCTGATATCTCCCCTCCTATATTTTCAAACTCTTTTTCTAGAAAATTCTTACGCTCTTCTAGTCTATCATACAGAGCTTCCTCTTCTCCAGTTAAATATTCTCCTGTAGCTAGTTTTTTCTTTAGCTTATCTAACTGCTCATTAATTTCTTCAAGTCTAGTTTTTATAGACTCTGCTCTCTGCTTTTCTTCTGAGGTAAGTACTTTACCTAAAGTAGCGCCTTTTTTCTTTGTAGAAATTCCATACAAGCTCTCATCTAGATAATGGTCAAGCGCCTTTATCATATTGTTAGCCTGTTGTTTTTCTTTAGTTGTAGGCTTACCTGTAACTTGTTTTACCTTATCTACTATACCCAGAGTCTTTTCCTCTACCATTTGCTCAGCTACAAAGTTCTTAATGATAGCCATGTGAGGCTCTAGTACACGGCGGTTACCTGCCATTAGAGAGTTTACTCTATAGTATGCCATTGCTCCAATAATGTTGGTAGCAGATTTACGGTATACATCATCGAGTGCGTCTTTTTTGAGTTCTCTTTTTAGCTCCAGTGTAATAGGCTTACCTGGATTATTCTGCTTATACTCATCAATTAGTTCCTCTTGTCTAACCTTTACTTGTTTAGAGATAATATTTTGAGAAAGATTAGATACATTAATAACCTTAGTCTCCCTGTTTGTAGCAGGATTGATTCTTTGGTTTTGGTTGCTAGAGCTAGATGCTTCTCGTAGACTTTTTATAATTGAGTCTGTTAGAAAACTTCTTGCTGCCATCAGGCCTTGTTCTTGGAACATCTGCTTACGTAGAGATTCTTCAAGAAGCGGAATAGACAGACCTGTTAAAAATCCGTCAACATCTCCTAGCATATCTCTACCTTCTGCCATAAACGTACGGAACATATCATATAGTTCTGCAGCATTTGGATCAGCTAGTACAGCCTGGTAGTTCTGGTCGTAGAATCTTTCTTCATTTGGATTAGGTATGGCAGATACATACTTATACTTAGCATATGATTTCTGAGTGAATCCATCTATATCCTTGAAGGAGGTTAGCTTTCTTCCCGGCTCTAGTATTTTATATGGAGAATTTTGCTCAAGCCAAAACTCGAATAGCTGTTTG